CGAGGACCCCGCGGAGTTCGCCGCCGAGCTCATCGCGCGGGCGGACGCGGCCGAGGCGGCGCGCAAGGCGGCGAAGGCTCCTGCACCCGCAGATCCCGCGGCTCTCGCCCTCCCCGAGCCCAGCACCGACGCCGAGGGCACGCTTCGCGCGGCGATCCTCGCGGCGAAGGATGACCCGCGCGCGCCCTACGCCCTCGGCGTACTCGCGGCCGCACACGCCGTCCGCACGGAGCAGCCCGCTGCATGGGCCGAACTCCGCGAAGTGGCGCGGCGGCAGAACGCGCCACGCCTGCGGGAGTGGGACGACGCCCTCAAGGCTGCGCGCCCCGCGCCGACGCGCTCCGCGCCGACGACCCAGCGCGAGCAGCCCCACAACCGCACCCGCATCGAGATCACCGACGACGAGCGCGCGGTGAACGACGCGGTGGTCGCGCTGCTCCCGAACGAGCCCGCGGTCTACTCGCGCGGCGGCTCGCTGGTGCGCGTCAGCGTCGACGATTCCCCCGTCGACGCGCGCCCACCCCGCACCGAGTCCCTACCCGCGGAGTCCTTGCGAGAGATCATTTCGCAGCACGCCGCGTTCTTCAGGATGCGCGCCAAGGGCAACGACATCGTGCCCACGCCCGAGCACCCGCCTGCCTGGTGCGTCGCTGCCGTCCACGCCCGCGGGCAGTGGCCCGGGATCCGCCCCCTCACCGGCGTGGTCGACGCCCCGGTGATGCGCCGCGACGGCACCGTGCTCGACGCCCCGGGATACGACGCGCCCACGGGCTACCTCTTCTGCCCGCGCCGCGAGTTCCCGCGCGTGCCCGAAAGCCCCACGCCCGACGACGGCACCGCCGCGATGATGCGCATCGCCGACGTCGTGTCGGAGTTCCCGTTCGACATCGGCAGCGACGAGGACGACCCCAACGAGATCGCGCGCCTCAACGCCGCTGCGGCCCTCGCGATGGTCCTCACCCTCGTGGCCCGCCCCATGATCGCAGGCGCGGTCCCCGGGTGGCTCATCGACGCGCCCGACGCCGGCGCGGGCAAGAGCCTGCTCGCCAAGACCCTCGCCGCAATGGGCACGGGGCAGGTCCCCGACGCCGAGCGATGGCACGCCGAGGAAGACGAGTGGGGCAAGGTCCATCTCGGGAACCTGCTCGAGGGGCGGCGGGTGGTGTTCTTCGACAACGTCGCCACGGGATCGAGCTTCGGCCACGCAGGCCTGGACGGCGCGCTCACGCAGTGGCCGCTCTGGAAGGGCCGCATCCTCGGGCAGACCGGCAACGTCTCCGTGCGCAACGACACCCTGATCGTCGCCACGGGCAACAACCCCACGGTGCCCAACGACACCATCCGCCGCCTCGTGCGCGTGCGGCTGCGGCCGGACGTCGAGCGCCCCGCCGAGCGCGAGATCGTCTACCGCTACGCCCTCCCGGGCGACGCCCTCACTCACGCGCCGGGCATCATCACCGACGCCCTCACCGCCCTGCGCGCGTGGGTCGTTGCCGGGCGCCCCACCACGCGCCTCGTGCCGTGGGGCAGCTTCGAGGAGTGGGCCGCGATCGTGCCGCAGGTGCTCGCCTGGTACGGCTACCCGGACATCCACCGCACCCAGGACGGCCTCCGCGCGGTCGACGACGGCGCCACCGCCCTGGGGATGCTCCTCGCGGGCTGGGAGGCGCTCGGCGGCGACGAGGGGCGCAGCCCGTCCGAGGTGCTCGCCATGCTCCGCGGCTCCGCGCCGGTGCAGAGCACGGCGATGGCCGAGGGGGTGCGGCTCGTGCGCGAGGGCGTCGAAGGCCTCGACGCGCGCCGCCGCATCGCGGACCACACACCCGGGACGCTCGGCAAGCTCGTCGCGAAGTTCGACGGCAAGGTGATCGGCGGGCGGCGCATTGGACGCAACACCCACAAGGGCAACGGCGCGCGGTGGATCGTGCGTCGCACCGGGGCTGAGGTTGCTGCACCGCAGGAGGATCACCGTGCGCACCTCAACTGAGGCGTTCTGCCGCGCCGCGCCCGCTTCGGGGAGGGTTGGGGAGGGTTGTGGGGAGGATGGTTTTCAACCCTCCCCAACGCAACCGTCTGATATCGCAAGCGTTGGGGTGCTTGGGGAGGATGGGGAGGCATTTTCGGCACCCCTCTACGTGCGCGCGCGTGCACACGCGCCGCACACGCATCACGTCACGTGCGCTCTGTGCGGAGAGAGTTTCTCGCGTGAAGGGGAAACAACCTCCCCAAGTTCCCCAAGTTCCCCAAACGGTATGGTTTCAATGGGTTGCGTTGGGGAACTTCAAAACGGCAAGTTCCCCAAGTTCCCCAGCGATCCTCCCCACGCGTCCACCCCCTCCCGCGCTCTCCCTCCCTCCGCTCGCCCCGACGCCCATCCCGTGCCCTGCGCGCGCCCTGCGTGGCGTCCTGGACGGCGCGGCGTGAGTGACATAGGCTGTCACGGCATGGACGGACCGAAGCCGTTCGATCCCGCCTCGGCGTCACCCGCTGACATCGCGCGCGCGAAACTCCTGACCGCCCGGCTCGACATCATCGAGGCGCGGCTGCTCGCGGCCGAGGCGCCCGCCGACTTCGTGCCCGAGCTCGCGCGTGCGTGGGGCAAGGGGAAGCGGCAGACTTGGCGGTACGTCGCGCGGGTGCGGGCTCGCCTCGCGGAGCGCGCGCAGGCATCGCGGATCTCGCCCGACGCCGACGCCGAGGTGATCCGCGGGATGCTGCTCGAGGCGTACCGCGTGGCGCGCGTGGGCAACGACCGCGGCCCCGACCCCAAGGGCATGGTGGCCGCGGCGAAGGCCCTCGCGGACGTGACGGGCGTGACGGCGCCCCGCAAGGTGGACGTGACGACGGCGGGCAAGCCCGTGTCGGCGCTCTCGGACGAGGAGCTCGATGCTCGCCTCGCAGCCCTCGAATCGCCGCGCGTCGCGAGCTGAGCGCGAGCGCCGCCTCGCGGAGCTCGAAGAGCGCGCAGAGCTTCGGGCCGAGCGTGAGCGCCGCCGCGGTGGGCTCATGGAGCGCATCCCGCGGTGGAGCCCGGGGCTGCTCAAGCCTACGCACCTCGCGAAGCTGTGCGACCTCTTTGACCGCATCGCCCGGGGCGAGCGTGTGCGTGCGCTGGTCGACGTGCCCGCACAGCACGGCAAGACCACGACGTCGCTCCACGGGCTGTCGTACCTGATCACGGAGCACCCGCGGTGGCCGCTCGGGTACGTGACGTTCTCGCAGGCGCAGGCGAACCGAAAGAGCTTCGAGGCGCAGCAGGCCGCGCTCGCGTCGGGTGCGCTCGTCGCATCCCGCGACCGGATCACCCTGGACGAGTGGCGGCGCCCCGAGGGCGGCGGGTGCATCTTCACGGGCATCGGCGGCGGGCTCGGCGGCAACCCCGTGCGGGCGCTGGTGTTCGATGACTTTTTCAAGAACCGCATCGAGGCCGAGAGTGCGGTGCGCCGCGACGTGGTGGCCGACTGGATCACGGCGGTTGCGATCCCGCGCCTGCCGGCCGACGGGTCGATCATCATCCCCTCGACGCGGTGGCACGAGGACGACCCGCCCGGGCGCATCCTCGCGGGCAAGCTCGCGGCGGGCATGGGCTTTGAGCACGTGTCGCTCCCGTTCCTCGGGCGACGCCGCGAGGACGGCACGGTCGAGGCCGACAACGACGGCGACGTGGTGTTGTGGGCGCGGCAGCAGCTCCCGGACGGCACGTGGGTGGGGTGGACCGTCGAGGATGCCCGCGACCGTCTGCGCGCCGTGGGGGAGTACGACGCCGCCTCGATCTACCAGGGGCGTCCCCGGCCGCGCGGCGGCAAGGTGTTCCACGAGCCGCACCGCGTCGAGGCGCCGGAGTTCCGCGGCGCGCGCATCTCGATCGGCTGCGACCCTGCGGGCACCGACGGGCCGAACTCCAACCACACCGTACTGGTCGCGCTCGCGCATCGCGACGTGGTGCTGACCACCGCGAGCGGTGAGAAGCGCACGGCGCGTGTGTCGGACGTCGCCGGGGTGCTGCGTCTGAAGCTCCGGCCCGAGCACGCGGCGCCGCGTGTGTTGGCGTTTCAGCGCGCGTTCGGCGTGCCCCTCGACATCGAGAGCACCCGCGACGGCAAGGACCTCGGGCGCGCGCTGCAGAAGATCGAGCCCGGGCTGACGATCCGGTACGTGCAGGCCATCGGCGACAAGTTCATCCGCGCGCAGCCGCCCGCGGCTGACTGGAACCAAGGGCTGATCCGCGTGCCCCTCGACACCCGCGGGATGCGCTGCACCACCGAGCAGGACCTGCTCGACTTCACCCGCGTGGTCACCGGGTTCACCGGCGTGGGCGGCGGCGAGGACGACGACGTCGACGCCCTCGCCCACGCACACGGGCGCAGCCGCGGCGCGGGCGTCACGCAGTTCTCGCGCTGACCCGCCCCTGCGCGCGTTCCGGCCCCGGTGCACCCGCAACGCTTTGACATACCCCGTCCACCCGTGACAGGATATGTCCCGCCGTGTCCCCGGTCGACCTCATCACCGCGCTGCGCAAGCGGAACCCCGCACACGACGGGCCGCTCGGCGTCGCGCATTGGCGGCTGGTCGACGACGCGGTGACCGGGCAGGGCGGGTTCCTCGCGGGGCTGCGTGACCTGCGCGTGCACGACTACGGCCCCGGTGGCGTGGTGGGCGGGAGCGCGCTGCGGCGCGTCCAGGACGGCGAGACGTACCTGCAGCAGTTCCCGCGCGAGACCGCCGAGGACTTCGGCGCGCGCGTTCGTGCGAGCACGTACGACAACCACGTCGCGCCGGTCGTCCGCTCCTACACGGGCCAACTCTGGACCGAGGCCCCGGTGCGCGACACGAGCATCGAGGCCGTGCGGCGGTTCTGGGACGACCCCGACGCGGGGCTCGGCAAGATCGACGCGTGGGTGGCGCAGGGCTCGGACGCGGCGCTTCGGCACGGGTGGGCGATGGCGCTGATCGACCGCCCCGAGGGCGACCGGCCGGCGAACGACCCGGGCACGACGGGCCGATGGCTCGACCCGCGCGAGGTGGCCGACTGGCAGATCGACGCGCGCGGCGAGGTCGTGGCGCTCAAGCTGCGATCGGAGACGCACGAGCGCGACCTGCTCACGGGCGAGGAGATCGAGCGCGAGACGTACACGCTGTGGACGCGCACGGC